TTGCTGCGCTCACCAAGCGGGCCGCCGACAAGCGGGCCGAGCTGAAAGACGGCATGGCCGAGGCCGATGCCAAGCGGATCGAGACCGAGCACGAGGCGATCGTGCGCGAGATCGGCGACACCAAGGCCAAGATCGAGACCGCCGAGCGCGCCCCTCCTGCCGCTACGCCGACCGCGCCGGCGGCGCCGACGGCCGACACCGACGCCGTACGCGCTGCGGTGCAGGACGCGACGCGCGCCGAGCGGGCGCGCATCGCCGCGATCGAGGCCGACGGCCGCCGCTTCGGCATGGTCGACTTTGCGGCCGAGCACGTCCGCAGCGGGTCCACGCCCGAGGCTTTCCGCCTCGCCATCCTGGAGCGGATGGCGGCGGCGGACGATCGCACGCCCATTCATGGGCTTGCGCGCCATGACGTGACGGTCACCCGCGACGAAGGCGACACGCGCCGCCAGGCGATGACCGAGGCCCTGGTGATCCGGCTGCAGCAGTCGGCCGCGCGCCCCGGCGAGCGCGTCGAGGTACCGGAGGCGGCGCGGCGCTATGTCGGCTTGTCGCTCACCGAGATGGCGGCCGAGGCGAGCGGGTGGCGCGGCGGGCTGCGCAGCCCGCGTGACGTGGACGCGATGATGCAGCGCGCGTTCCACAGCACGTCCGATTTTCCCAACATCTTCGGCAATGCCATCAACGTGCGCCTGCTGCAACGCTACCAGGCGGCACCGGCGACCTATCGGCTGTTCTGTGCGCAGTACAGCTCCCCCGACTTCCGCCCCGTCAATGCCATCCGCGCCGGCGACTTCCCGGCGCCGCAGCCGATCCTGGAGAACGGCGAGATCAAGGGCGGCACCTTCTCGGAGAGCAAGGAGGTGTTCCAGGTCTTCCCGTACGGCGTCACCTTCAACATCAGTCGGCAGATGATCATCAATGACAACCTCAACGCCTTGAACCAGGTGCTGGGGTCGGCCGGCGACCGTGTCGCGAATTGGGAGAACGCCTTGATGTTCGCGCTGGTTCTCAGTGCGAGCGGCGCCGGCCCCAACCTGCTCACAGACGGCCTTGCCGTCTTCCAGACCGCATCGCACGGCAACCTCGCCGCGGCCGGCACGGCGATCGACGTGGCCAACGTCGGCATCGGCCGCGCGGCGATGGCCAAGCAGAAGAGCCTGGATGGGCTGTTCTTGAACCTATCGCCGACGGTGCTGCTGTGCGGGCCCGACAAGCAGACGCAGGCCGAGCAGCTGTTGACGCAGATCACGCCGGCGCAGACGTCCAACGCGGTGCCGGAGTCGCTCCGGCGCCTGCAGGTGGTCGCCGACGCGAATATCGCCGGCAACCCCTGGTACCTGTTCGCCGACCCGCAGGCGGCGCCGGTGTTCGTGTACGGCTTCCTCGAGGGCTTCACCGGCCCGCGGCTCAGCACGCAGGAGCAGTGGAGCGTGCAGGGCATGTCGGTGAAGCTGGAGCACGACTTCGGCGTTGCCGCCATCGACTTCCGCGGCGGCTATCGCAACCCTGGTGCCTAATCGCGTCTAGCACCCGTCAACGGGGCGGCGGTGGCCGTCCCCATCCCCACAAGCAAACGTCAACTTCGGAGTCCAAGCCATGAAGAATTGGGTTCAGCCCGGCGACCACATCGACATTGTCGCCACCGTTACCCTCGCCGCCGGCCAGTTTTTCCAGTCCAACGGCCTGCGCGGTGTCGTCACCAACGGTGTCACCACCGGTCAGCAGACCACAGTGGCCACGCGCGGGGTGTTCACGCTTCCCAAGAACACCGGCGAGGCGTGGGCCGTGGGCGAGCTGCTGTATTGGGACACGACCAACAACCGCTTCACCACCACGGTCGGCAGCAACGTGCTTGCCGGGTTCGCGGCGGCAGCCGCGGCCAGCGCCGACACCACGGGTAAGGTCGCCATCGGCATCGGCACCAACACGTAAGGCGTTTATGCAATGACATGCGCGTCCGGTTCAGGGTGCTGACCGGACGCATTGTTCTCAGCGCGAGCCTTACCGCTTTTGACCCAGAGAAGACTGGCCGAGCCACGCAATAACCAATTAATAAAGTCTAGCTTGCGGCACGCACACACGTCGCTTCCGATGAACGCAAGGCTCTGATCGAGCGCCCCGCACTTTTTGCCTGCAAGCACCTGAAACCGGTAGCGCACTCGGGTCTCGTCAGGAGACCAAGTCCATGTCCACTCAGCCTCAAGCTCGCGATCCATCGGGCGACCAGCCTGACGGCGCGCATGCCAAATTCAGCGAACACGCTTTAAGATTACGCATTCGCCAGCAGGAGCTTCTTGCTGAGCTTGGTGCAATAGCGCTCCAGCGCGTCACATTCAGCACTCTGCTGGACAACGCTGTGCGGGTAGCGGCCGAGGGCCTACAAGCAGAATTCTGCAAGGTCTTGGAATTTCAGCCTGCCAAAGATCGGCTCCTGCTCGTGGCTGGGGTTGGTTGGAATGCCGGCTTGATCGGCGCAGCGAGCCTCGGTGCCGACCTCGAATCCCCGGCCGGATTCGCACTGCGTACGGGGAAGCCGGTGATCTCCAATCAACTGGAGCGTGACGATCGATTTCGAACGCCCGAACTGCTCAGAGTGCACGGCGTGCGTAGGGCCATTAACGTGATCTTGCAAGGTGCCGGCACACCGTTCGGCGTGTTGGAGGTGGATAGTCGCTCGCCCGGGGAGTTCAGCGCGCATGATGTCGCTTTCCTACAAAGCGTAGCCAATATCCTGGGCATGGCAATTGAGCACCATCGCTACGACCAGCAGCTGCACGATGCGCTTGAGCACCAAAAGGTGTTGGTCGACGAGATCAATCATCGTGTGAAGAATAGCCTCCAGATTGTTGCCAGCCTGTTCAGGCTGCAGGCCGCCACTTCCGAGGACCCGGGCGTCAGAGAAAGCCTTCACTCGGCGTTGTGGCGAATCACAGCAATCGCGCGCATTCATGAACGCCTGTACCGTTCAACGGATGTGGCTGCAGTCGATCTTGCCGCCTATCTGCGAGACATCTGCGCAGACCTCTCGGCGCTTTGTCCACAATGCGAGATCGCTTCTCTGACAGACGGAGCGATCCTCATGGGAACGGATCGTGCAGTGCGCGTAGGGCTACTCACGACGGAGCTGCTTACCAACGCAGTTAAGCACGCGGGGCCCGGCCGGATTGTCGTGAAGTTGAGTCAGTCAAAAGACATTGATTCGGTCACGCTCGCCGTGCGGGACGAAGGTCCTGGGCTGCCCGGCGGCTTCAATCTCGCAGGCGGGAGTACACTTGGCATAAAGATCATCGGAGCCCTCGTTGAGCAGCTGGGAGCGTCAATCACAGCAAAGAGCGCGCAGCCTGGGACGGAATTTGTCGTGGATATTCCTTTAGATCGGCACTCCCAGTGCCGGAGCAAGGAAACTTTAGTTGCGCCATGTTGATTGCAGCAATTGGCACGAACTCGCGTCTCACACAGACGCGCGTGACATCCGAATCTGGAGGAACACCAGACGGATGGCGACCAGGGCCACGACGGCGGGTCATGGCACAGAGCGCCCGTTCTCGGTTTGCGAGCGAACTGACGTGCGCCGCCGCCACGCCGTGCCTCATTTGAGTACAGGTTTCTGATCCATGCTCGCGGCCCTGGCCGTCAATGCCGTATTCACCGCGCGCGGCACGGTGGCGACATACAGTCCTCCTAGCAGCGGGGCTCCGATCGCCTGCGTCGTCATCTATGACGCAGGGGATCGCGAAGCGACTGGCACTTTCGGCCGGCCATTCATGCGGACTGGGACAATCCGCGTTCGCAAGTCGGAATTGGCTGCGCCAGTCAAAGGCGGGACGTTCACCGTAGGCGGAGACGTTTACACGGTGCAGAGCGACCCGCGAGCGGATGACGTCGAGCGGCTGGTCTGGGCCATGACGGTGACGTAGTGGCTGGCCTGCCGATCAGGCTCAAGCTCGCCATCAGTGGCAATCTGCACACTCTCGAGCGCGACACGCATGTGCGTATCGCCACCGGCGCCAGGCGCGCCGCCGAGCGGCTGCTCGCCATCGGCAAGCTCAGGCTGCGGCAGGACGTCCGGCAAGCCGGGCTCGGCGATCGCTTCGCCAACGTCTGGCGCGCCGATATCTATCCGAAGTCTGCCAACGCGCGCACGCATTCACCGGCCGTGGTTTTTCGGGTCAACGATCGGGCCAAAACGGAACGTGCCGACAGTCTCGGCAACACAAGCAAGATTGCGTCGGCGGCGGACATTATCGAGGCCAACACGACAGGTGCGACGCTTGTTTCCCGCAACGGCCTGTGGCTCGCCATTCCCACGGCCAATGTCCCGCGCCGCGGCCGCCGCAAGGCGACGCCGCAAGAGGTGGAAGAGATGTTTGACCAGGACCTGGTGATCGTGCCGGGCCGTGGGCAACGGCTGCTCGCCTTTGTCGACGCGGTACGCGGACAGAGCGGGCGCGGCTTTCGAGCTCGTCGCGGGCGCGGCCGGCGCGCCGAGAAGGTCCTGATGTTCGTGCTCGAGCGCCAGGTGCGCTTGCGCGCGAAGCTCACTTATCCACGCATCTTTGACGAGCTGGAATCCGAGTGGGCCAGCCTCGTCCCGGCGGAGATCGCCGCCGAGCTGGAGCGCGGGGCCGCCGCCAATGTCTAGGACCGGCGACGCCCTGGAGGCGCTCTTTGCCGTGCTGACGGCTGCCGCAACGGCGGCGCCTACGGTGTTGACGGCACCGCTGCAGAACGAGGACTTGCCGGCGCGCCTCGCCAGCATGGGCAGCGGCGTGCACATGCTGCTCAACGTGTGGGACGACTCCGACGACGCGCCGGACGAGCTGCTCGGCGCCGACGTGATCGCCGACGCCTGCGAGCACACGCGCGAGGTCCCGGTGGAACTGGTGGTCGCCGGCGGCACGCGCACCGAGCGCCGCGCGGCGTTCGAGGCCGCGCGCGAGGCCATCGACGACGCCATAGCGGCCGACCGGACACTCGGCGGCGTCGTGGACGGCGCGCACATGCTGTCGCCTCGCCGCAACGGGTCGGGCCTGGTCACGGACGGGCTGCCCAACATCCTGGCGGCGGATATCCGCATCCGCCTTTCTTACACGTCGTCACGGTCATTCTGACGGGAGACACCCATGTCCACAGCTGCAGCCCCGCGGGGGCAGCTTGCCACCCTGTTGCTCAAAGACGAGACCGCGTATGGGACGCCGGCGGGCGGCAACTATCACCAGACGCTGTTTTATGACGACCAGCTGGCGGAGCTGGCGCCGCTCGAGGATGACCCTATTCTGGGCTCGGCGCGCCACAACTTCCGTGACACCACCGCGCCGGCGCCGGGTCTGACCCAAGGGGTTGCGGGCAATCTGGTGGTGCCGCTGGACCTGACCCACACCTGGTATTGGCTCACGGGCGCCTTTGGCACGCCGGTGAGCAGCGGCTCCGCCGGCGACTTTCAGCACGTGTTCACGTCGGGCGGCGAGGTCTTGCCGCACCGGACCCTTGAGAGCAAGCGGGACACGGCCGTGTTTCTGCAGCGTACGGGCTGCCTCGTGAGCAGCATCGGCAGCGAGCTGTCACGCCGCGGCGGTTTCGATCGTGCCACCGCCGCCATCATGGGTCGCAAGGAAAGCAACCTCTCCGCCAGCGCCGGCGGCACGCCGGTCACCATGCTGGCGCGCGAGCCGCGCCGGCCTGGCTGCCGGTGCTGAAGCTCAACGCGCTTGAGGCCGCCGACATCATTTCCCTATCGTGGTCATACAGCAACGGGGCCACGATGCAGGACTATCTCGGCGACCCCGACGGCTACCCGATGGGACATGACCTGGACACGCCGGCCACGTTCTCCGGCAGCTTCCGGGCTCGGTTCCGCACCGACGCTCTGTATGATGGGGCCCGTGCCGGCACGGCCTACGCACTGGAGTTGCTGTGGGAGAAATCCGCCGCGCGCTCGCCGTCGATCGCCGCCCCGATTGTCAAGCTGGACCCGATCGGGCTGCCGGTGAGCGGGCCCGGCCGGGTGGAAATAGCGTTCAACTTCCGCGCCGAGCAGAGCGCCGGCGCCGCAATGGTGGCGGTGACGCTCAAGAACGGCCACGCCGCCGCGGATTACGTGTGATGCTCAGGCTTAGGACAAAGCGGCCGATGGCCGTGCCGGTGGCGCTCGGTGGCGGCGCCGTTATCCGCGTACGGCCGGCGACGACGGCCGATGTGGACCACACCAGCGCGCGAGCGCAACGCGACCTCGCCGGCTTTGCCGCCGGCAGCGCGGCAGCGGCCATCCTGGAGCCCGTGCTCGGCGACGGCTTCACTGTCGGCGGGCTCAAGACTGCGGCCGGCATCGCTGCGGCCAGCATCCGCCTGACCGAGGTCTACCTGGTCGAGCGCTGCCACGACGGCTGGAGCGGCGTTGCAACCGAGGCCGGGGAGCTGATCCCGTCACCGGACGCCGCGACCATCGCGCTTTTGCTCGCGGACCCAGTCATCCGCAACAAGGTCATGACCGTCATCAATGCCGGCGTGCACGAGGAAATTGCCGAGGGAAACGCATCAGCCGCCTCGCCGACTGGCGGGGCGGACACGCCGGCTGGTGCGCCCGATGCCGAGAGATGGGCGAGCCCTGCGCCGACGGGTTCCCCGTCCTAGATGACGACGGCGAGTCTAGGCGCTGCCCCGAGATCGAGAACGCCCCGCATACGCGCGAGGGCCGCGCCGTGGCGGGCATCTTGGGCCGGCCGGGCCTGTGGCAGAGGGCCGGCATGGACGGCGCCATAAGCGGCCTGGACTGGCCGGCAGCGCTCGCCGCTCTGCCGGCGGGGCTGGACCGGGAGCGGGCAAAGCGGCTGCTCGCCATCGCCGAGACCGCCTTTGTCAGCGCCTGGTTGGACGCGGCAGACGCCGCCGAGACACGCAATGGCCAACGTCGCGATACGCTTCAGCGTTGAGAACGCCGAGACCGTCCGCCAGGCGCTGCAGGCGCTGGGCAAGGACGGGGAAAAGGCGCTCAAGCAGCTTGAGACCGGCACCGCCGCACCCAACACCGGGCTCAGCGCGCTGTCGTCGCTCGTCGACGCGGCCAAGGCCCGTTTCCTTGGCCTGGCAACGTCGATCGGGCCGGCCGGCACCGCGCTGGTCCAGCTTGGCCCGGCGGGGCTCGCTGCGGCGGCCGCCATCGGCTTCCTGTCGCAGGCCTTCAACGGCGTGCTGGAGCGCGCCAACGCCGTCGCCGAGTGGGCGCGCAAGGTGCGCGAGGCCGCCGAGACGGCGGGCGTGACGGCCGAGCAATTCCAAGCCCTCGCCCGCGCCGGCCAGCGGGTCGGCATGGACCTTGACCGCACGTCCAATTTCCTGGACCGGCTGACTCTGTCTGTAGAGCAGCTCCGGCAGGGCAACGGCACGCTCTTCGACTCGCTGGCACGCATAGACGTTGGGCTGGTGCGCGAGGTCGCGGCGGCCCGCACCACGGCTGAGGCAATCACCGTGCTGGCGAATGCCTATGCACGGCTCGACAGCCAAGCCCAGCGCAACGCCTTCGCAACGGCGATCGGCGGTCGGGGCGCCATCGGCGCCGGCCAGCTACTGGAGCAAATCGCCGGCGCCGGTGGTTTGGCGGGCCTGGAGGAAGGCGCCAGGCGCGCTGGCCGCGTGATCGAGGGCGAGACCCTTGAGCGCATGGTGCGGCTGCGTCGCGAGACGGAGGAATTGGAAAAGGCTGCCACCAAGGCCTGGGATAGATTTTGGGGCATGGACGCCCTGGCTCGTCAACGCGAATGGGCCGATGTGTGGCGGCGCGTCGCCGAGTATGCCGCGTCGTGGGCGGATGCTATCCGCCGCGGCGCATCGGCTTCGTCGGGCGAGGAGGGTTCCCGAATCGGCGTCGGCGGCAATCTCGCGCTTGGCCCGCAAGGCCCCCGCAGGCCCGATGGCAGCCTGCCGCCGCCGTTCTCCGTGGTTCCCCCTGGCTTCCTTGGTCCTGAGCCGTTCTCCGCCACGGTCACCCCAATGAATTGGGCTGCCGAGCTGGCGATCATGCGCCGCTGGGCATCCGTTCTCGGTGACGCGCTCACGCCGGCGGAACAGCTCGAATTGCGCACGATCGAGCTGACCGTGGCCCTGCAGTCCGGCGCGATCAACGCTCAGCAATACGCCCGTGCGATCGGAGCGTTTACACGGGCTCAGGACGCGGCGTCGACCGCAACCCGCAATCGGCTCGGCATCGTCACCCAAGAGGAGACGCTGACAACGCGCCTGCGCGAGCTGGACGACCTGCAGGCGCGCGGCTACATCCGCAATGCCGAGGAACGCGCGCTTGCCGAGCGCCTCGTACAGCGCGAGGTACGCGAGACCATGGAAGCGCTGCGGGTGCGGGCGTCGGAAACGCCGGCGCTCACCCGCCTGGCGCTTGACGCTCAAAATCTGCAAAAGACCCTTGACCAGAGTCTGGCCGGCGCGCTGCGCGGTACGACGTCCACAATCCTGGAGATGGCCAAGGGCACAAAGACCCTGGGCCAAGGTTTCGGCGAGCTGGCGGAGCGCATTGCCGCTGCCGTCGCCGAGGCCATCTTGCTGCGGACCGTGGTTGCGCCCCTGGCCAACGCCACGATCGGCGCGCTTGGCCTCGCCGGCGTCACCGCGCCCAACGCCTTGGGCAATGTTTTTGCTGTCGGCAACATCATCCCCTTTGCCCGCGGCGGCGTGGTGCACAGGCCGTCCATCTTCCGCATGGCCAATGGCGGCCTCGCGAGCATGTCGGAAGTCGAGCCCGAAGCCGTCATGCCGCTCCGCCGCCTCAGCAGCGGCCGGCTCGGCGTGGAAGCCGTCGGCGGTGGCGGTGTGCACATCAACATCATCAACAACCATGCCTCGGCGCGCATCACGCAGCGCGAGGAGCGCGACGGCCGCGGCGGCCGGCGTCTGCAGATCCAGATCGAGGAAATGGTGGCCGCGGCAGCGGCGCGGCCGGGCTCGCCCGTGCCGCGCGCACTGGCGGGCTCCGGCGCGCTGGTGAGGCTGTAGGCCATGGCGATCCCCGTTTGGCCCGCCGACATGCCGCAGCGGATGCAGGCTCTGATTTCGAGGGGCAGTATCCAGACGCGCGGCTCATCGCATCATGCGCGCAGGGCAGGCAACTCATTGTCGCGGTACCGCCGCTGAACATCGGTGATGTAGTCGCGCACAATCGGGACAGCGTCGCGTTGGCGCGCGAGCTGCATTTGGAAGACCAGTTGGCTTCCCGTCAAAAACATCATTTCGGCGCTAAGGAGATAGAACTCCCACATGCGGCAGAACCGCTCGTCGTAGATCGCGGCGATTTTATCCCGGTTCGCCTCGAAGCGCCGATACCAGTGCTGGAGCGTCCTCGCGTAGTGCACGCGTAGAAACTCAAGGTCCGTCACCCACAGGCTCGATCGCTCGACCGCAGTAAAAACCTCCGACAACGCGGGGGAGTAGGCGCCCGGAAAGATGTACTTCCTCAGCCAGGGACTGGCTGTTCCGGGAGGACTCAT